GAGCAATTAAATCGTTCCATTCTTTTACCATTGCTTCGTTCATATAGTCCAAGTCCAACTTGAACCGTGCTCTTGCTTCGCGGCAAAATGTCATAATGTTCTTATGTCCAAAATGCAAATCGCTTGTTACCCATGTTTTCATATTATCTTCCTACTGTGATCAATCGAAGCCTCAAGTTATTAAGGCTTGTCTGATGATCGGTTAACTCAGTTAAGGCATTTGTGTAATGCCCTTTGTGATGTCGGTCGTGACTCATCTTACGATCTACAACCATTGCATGTTTAGTTGCCTCAACTGCCGCATTTACTGCTTCAATACGAGCTTCTAGTTTTTCTAAATCTGTCATGTTATTCTCCCGCAAACTCGCGGACCCATTCAAATTTTGTTTCGCTAGCCTTTACCCACTTAAACTGCTCTCGACGTCTGTTGATCTTGTCGAAGTCAAAGCAGATAAAGATCCAACCCTTTTCTTCTGAAAACTGTACAGAGTCAGCTACTCGAACTATCTGTACAATCTTATCCTTAAATTTTGCTACGATCATCATACCGGCTCCTTACATCGACCAGTAAGTCTCCGAAGCTGGATTGCAACACCACGGAGTGTCACTATCAATTTCGATGTCTTTACCAGTCATCAAATTTTTAACAGTTTTCATTTTAGGATCACATTCGATCCTGTAACCATCAGTTGGATGGTATAGGCTAAACTTCAGTTCGTGCATTTCTCTAGCAATACCTGCTTTATCACGGCCTGTCCAAACAGTAGTCGAAACAAGACGTTCGCCAGACTTAGTACGCTTGTCTGCTTTGTAGATACGCATAGTCCAATCTTGTTTCATTTCTGCTCCTTGTTTGTTAGTGTATGTGTATATTATAGCGCAAAACGAAAACCCTGTCAACCGAAGCTAACAGGGTTTTGGTGTTGTTTTTATACAACGATTAGTCCAAGTTACGGAATGTGCGCCAATCGTCAATATTGGGCTTTTCGTTTTCGTCGTAAGTCCAGCCCAAAGCCTTCATCATACGATGCTTAACCAAAAGATTTGGACTACGGAACCGCCCAGTATCTTCAAAGCCCATCATGACTCCAAGCTCGCAAACCGCACCCGATCTGCAAATACCTGCGAAGCAATGAACAACCACATTCATACGATTTTCCAATGCGTGTTGCAATAGACGGACAAGTTCGTTAGCTTGCTCTTGACTGCATCGCATCGCTTCGTCGTCTACATGATCATTCTTTTCTACATCCAAAAATTCAAAGTTGTGAATCTCTTTGAAAGCGTGTGCAGGTGTAGGGCGCCAGCTGGCTGGATCAGTAATACTAATCAACATGCTGTTAGGGCCAGCATCGTGATGAAACTTCTTTGGGATATCATCAGCCGCTACATTCTCAATCCAAGGCATTTGCCTCTCCTTATTTTTTCAATGCTTCTATGCTAGCAAATAATTCTTTCCATTGTTCGCTAGGGTTAGCTCCAGGTTCGTAGTTTCGAATAGCAAGGAAATCCTTGTGATTCTCTGGAACCTTAAAGTAGATATCTGCGTAAGTGTTGTCAAAGTCACCATCTTCATCGTGACTGTACCACGGATGGTCTTCTACCCACTCTGGGAAGTAGTCTTCACGATTACCGCCACCACAACGAGTATGGACAACGATGTAACCATCTTCCATATAAACATTGCGAAAGCGACCAAAGTCACCCTGTGTTGCGCCTAGCAATTCTAACAGTTTGTTCGCATCTGGATTCATACCAAAAACCATATTGTATAAACTCATTTGTATCTCTCCAATAAGTCCTTATGACGGGTTTCTACATCCTTCATATGGACGTCTAACTTCTTCTGTGCCGCATTGCGGTCCTTCTTTTCTCGTTGCCAGTTCTCCCAAAGCTCTAATGCTGTAGAACCTTTAGCAAGAACTGAACCTTTGTATACTACTTGTTTCATTTAAAATACTGTCTTTCCTTGAAACTTCTTTTGAAGTCTTTGATATTCAGCAAACTCTTTTTCTAGATTAGTCTGCTTGCGCTTTTTGTTGTTCTCACGAATCTTAGCTTCTAAGTCTCGGCGTTGTTTGAACTCTTTGTCGTTCTCTAAACGGTGTTCCCACAGTTCGATCTCTACGCCGCCATCGTACCCGTAAGGAGCAACATTGAAACTAATCTTACGACCTTCGTACATTGTCATGTAACTGTGCATCTCGGCAATAACTTCTTGCGGAGTCTTTTGGTCTAGGATATCGTAAAACGATTCTGTACCCAACTTAGCAGTAATTTCTTTTCTCTGTGCTTTAGCCATTTCAAATCCTTAAAACAATAACATTGCGATCAAGCAAGCCAAAATGGTATAGATAACTATGCTATCCACTACATCCTCTGTGGATGTAATTGGCTTAGTGCTTTTCAAATAATCATACCATTTCATGCTATTGCCTTTCTATGTGTTAATTATACAGTCAAAAGAAAACCCTGTCAACCGTTAAATTGACAGGGTTTCCAGGGGTTGTTATCAGTCTCTTTGTTGCAAATCCTGAGAAGGAATTTATCGGTTTTACCAGCAACTTTAGTATCTTATAGATACTTATCGACTACTAAGGGGGTGTCTCGTTTACTGCCCCCAACTAACTTACAGAGCGTAGCGGTCAACCATTACAGTCTTACGCATGATTCCCTCTGGTGTAAAGTCACTCATGTCAGCTGCCAATAGTGCTTTGGTGATAGCTGGGCTAAAACCTGACACTAGTGCCGCGCCAGACTTGTCTGACTTAACTGGTACATTGTCGGAACTGTTTAGGTTCCAGAAAACTACCTGTGGTACATTGTAGCCTGCTGATGCATACTTTCTTTCGATCATTTGCATCGCGCTGTCGTCGTTTCGGACGCATTGGTTGAACTGCATGTCCGACAAGATCAAAACCATTTCTGGCATTTCACTTTGTGGAACTTGACCGTCAACCGCAACTTCGAGAATCTTCTCAAAGGCAGCGTGTAGGTTAGTACTCATACCCCAATCGGACTTAACCATTTGGTTCATCTTCTCAACAATGTTACCCTTCAAAGTCATTAACTTTGGACGGTCACTGAATGTCAAGAATGTGTCCTTAAACTTACCTTGGTTCTTTTCAGCAAGGTACAAGCCCAAGCTGACGGCTACATCCATACAAGTAGTGGTAGAACCCTTACCTGCTGGGCAACCCATTGACCCACTAACGTCTACCAAAGGTAGGATGTTAGCGTCACCAACGAAGTTTGGCAAAGCATTCCATTGTGCCACGATGTGGTCCAATTCGGTCTTGCCGTAGTTGTTGCTGTAAGAGTTTACACCCTTCAACACATCGTAAGGGAAAACAGCCGCGGCGTTAACCTTTACAGATGGATCACCCTTAACCAACGCTTCAACATACTCAGCGAACTTTGTAGTGTTGCGTGTGAATGCCTTCTTGTAGCGAGCCGAAGCAACGCTAGGCACATGGCTAAAGTTGATGTTATCCCAATCTTTCGCACACATTTGGGTTTCTACAACCTTAGTAAGAGCAACAAGGCTCTTACGATATTGCTTTGGAGTCATTCCAAAGAACTCGCGGATTTCGCGAGCGACTTCACCCTTACGGGGAGTCCACTTAGCCGCCAAGCCATTTGATGCACGAAGTGCGTCACCTAGCATGGTGTATGCTTGAGTCTTCAGAGCTTTGTCACTAAAGACAAAGATGTCGTCCCAACGGCCAAGTTCTGGCACCTTTGCCAACATTGCGCTTGCGGCGTCTTTGTCGGTCTTTTCTAGGTGCTTCAAGATGTTGCGGAACAACTCGCGTTCTCCAGCACCACCTCGAGCATCACGGGCCCATAGGGCGATTCGTAATGCTAGATCCTTGTCTTCTACATACGCCGCAGTGAATGCGGGGATGATGTCCTTACCACGGCTTGCGCCAATGTTATAGAACAGGTCAACTGCCTTGTTGGCGGTTGATGCACGGGCTTTCATACCGTTCGCTGTGCGAGCTTCTTGATTTGCTACTGCGTTTACAAAAGTGTTCATGTGTGTTCTCTCAGGTTACAATTAAAAATGATTTGCTGTCAAT